TATTATCTAACCACTCATTAAATGTAGTGTCAGGTGAAATTATACCATCTTCTAAATCTTGTTTATATTCTTCAAAAGCAGAACCACCTTTTTCTAAACCAACTCTACCACCTTTAGCATATTTTTTCATTTCTTTATCTATGTCAAATTTAATTTGCATAATCATATCCATGTCATTTTTTGCTTCAGCTTCTTCAAGAGCTAGCATTAACTGTGTTAACCTACTACTATTTAAAGAAACCATTTTATCATCTTCTAACGTTTCTTCTAATACAGGTGGTTTATCATCAGGTCTGTAAATAAGATCACCTTTTAATTCTTCAAACATTGTTTTGTCTTTAGGACTACCAAAGGCAAAATTTATTCTTCCGCCGTCTTTTAATCCCGAAGTTTTACTATCTTGAGATCGTCCAGTTTTGTAGTGTTCTGTTCCTAAAGACGTAGCTACATCATTGTTGTAGCCAGCCATTTCATATAGACTTATGTAATCCATTTTAGTAATAGGACCTCTTCCACTATTCATTTCCATGGCCATATCTCTGATAGGAGAACTACCACTTTCAAATCCTATTCTGCCACCATCTTTCATTAAAAAATTTTCAGAAGATTTTTTTTCTTGATCAAATTTTATAAAATCTTTAATTCTTTCATCACTAATATCTATT